ATACAAAGACACAAGAGAAGATTACATATCTTGGATGAAAGAGGTATGGTATGAAGTGTGTAGAGTTTTAAAACCAAATGGCCACCTATTTTTAAATTTAGGTTATTCAAAAGATAATCCGTTTGATGTATTTAAAATTGCCGAGAATGTACCTTGGAAATTACAAAATAATATTATATGGGCCAAGTCAGTAGAAGTTGACGGTAAAGTTAGAGGTTATTCTACACCAACAACAAGTAAAAGGTATTTACAAAATGGTTGGGAACATTTATTTCATTTTACAAAAGACGGTAATACAGATATAGATTTAGAATGGTCAGGTGTGCCTTATGATGAGGCATATAATAATGCTGAACGAAATAAAAAAAGAAGTGGTAGAGATTGGAGACCAACAACTAATTGTTGGCATATAACTTATCAAAGTAAAGCAACAAAAGATATTACAGCAGAGATAGCTGGCGAAGATAAACACCCAGCAATATATCCTAGACAGTTGGTGGAAAAGTGTTTAAAAGTATCTGGTCTTAAACAAGGAGTTGTATTTGATCCTTTTATGGGTACAGGCACAACGGCCGTGGTTGCCAAAGAGTATGATTTAGAGTATATTGGTTGTGAAATAGATAAAGCATATATAGAAACAGCAAACAATAGATTAACAAGAACATTATGATATTAGTAGATTTAAACCAAGTATTGATTTCAAACCTTATGGCACAAGTCAGAGGTAAGGGTGATGTAAAACCAAATAAAGAAATGATAAGACAAATGGTGTTAACTTCATTGAGAGGTTTTAATGCCAAGTTTAAACAAGAATACGGTACAATGGTTTTATGTTCAGACGCCAGCGATCCTTGGCGAAAAGACTTTTTCCCTAATTATAAACATAGTAGAAAAATGGCTAGACAAGATGGCCCTTTTGATTGGGATAATATATTTAAAATTATTACCGAAATCAAAGAAGAAATAAAAGAGAACTTTCCTTACATTATGATGTATGTAGAAAACTCTGAAGCAGATGATATTATAGCAACACTAATTAAATTACAAGAAGAAGATATTTACCTTGTTGTATCAGGCGATAAAGATTTCATACAATTACATAGTTATGGTAATGTATATCAATGGTCGCCATTTTTAAAATCATTTATTGGTGAACAAGAAGACCCTATAAAATTTTTAAGAGAACAGATAATAAAAGGTGACCGATCAGATGGTGTACCAAACATATTATCAGATGACGAAATTTTTGTTAGAGGTGATAGACAAAAACCTATTACTAAACAAAAGTTGGCTGAATGGTCTAATTTAGACAACATACCACTAGGTTCAGAAACAAAGAAGAACTATAACAGAAATAAGAAGCTAATAGACCTATCTCAAATACCATTGACGATAGAAAATAACATTATAAATAGCTTTAGAAATTATAAAGTACCTGACAGGTCGCTCCTGTTGCCTTACTTTATGAAAAACAAACTGAAATCATTGATTGAAAACATTAACGATTTTTGACAATATATATTGGAGATAATTATGGCAGAACAACAACAAAGAAACTCACAACTAATGAGTAAAGAGGCTATGACGGCTATGGCAAACACTTCTGGTGTTTCCGGTAAAACCGTACACGAAATCTTTACTTTAATAAACAACGCTAAAGATAAACCTAAAAAAATAGAAGTTTTAAAACAGTACGATAAACCGTATTTAAGACAACTATTAAAGGCCGCTTTCTATTCTAAAATAGAATGGGACTTACCAGAAGGAACGCCGCCATTTATGGCAAACGAGGCACCAGTTGGTACACAGCACACACTTTTAAAATCGGAAACAAGAAGATTGTTTAATTTTTAAAAGGTGGTAACAATACTTTATCTAAAACAAGAAAAGAAACCTTGTTTATTCAGATGTTAGAGGGTTTACACACAACAGAAGCTGATTTATTAATCAACATTAAAGACAAAAGATTAAACCAAGTTTACAAAGGCCTTACAGAGGCTGTAGTAAAAGAGGCTTTTGGCTGGAATGATGATTTTATGAAAAAAGCTTAAGAATCAACGAATTTTGAGGGCGTCCAATGTGTCGCCCTTCAAAAAACTCAATAAAATCAACACTTTTAATCGCTTGACAATACGCTCTTTTCCGTGTATATTATAAATATGAAAGAGAGGAATATATAATGAAAAAGTTTGTTATGACAATATTGATAGTAAATGGCCTGATATGGACTTTACTTTCAAATATAGCGAAAGCAGATGACTATAATACGGCTGTAATTGGCCACGTTATACAATCTAAAGTGAATGGCGAGAATGTTGATGTCAATGCTTTGATGAGTTATGAGTTAGAAAAGTTAGCTCATAAGTATTCAATAGAAATGGTATCAATACTTCAAGCTTATTTACCTGCTATTTTAGACGGTGTAATGACCGATTTAAGATTACAGGCTGATGAAAAATATAAATGTGCTTTATTAAAAGACTCTAAAATTGAGGACGATTGTAAATGATTGAAATATTTTTAGAGGCTCCAACTGATTTGAAAATTATTATACTGGCAGGACTATCACTAGTCATATACGAAATTTTTAAAAAAGAGGTGTCAAGTTGGAAAAAGCAAAAGTCAAAAAAATACTGAAAAAAGAATTATCATCCAGACGTAAGTATAAAACAACTTACAAGGATATAAAATACTATTTTAATATGATTAATAAAGCTGTATTTAAAAATAAACTAGCACCATTTAATGATATACAGATTAAAAAGATTTACAAAGATAAATCTAAAAAGTTTTGTTATGGTCAGGTCACAGTTTGGGAGTGGAAAAGAAAAGGCGCTCAACAATTTCATTTAGAAATGTTGCCTGAATATAGAGATAAAAAAGATTTTGTGGACACTTTAGGACACGAAATGGTACACTTGTACCAAATGGCTAATGTTGGCGATACTGGTAATCACAACAAACTATTTTATAGTTATAGGCCAAAATTAAATGCTATAGGGATTGACCTATAATGAAAGTGAGAGAGATATATAATGAGAAAAGTAAAAGAGCTAGACCCTTACATTAAACAGCGTGTAGGTGAGGCGTTAATACTATTAAGTGAATTGGTAAAACCATCTAACTTATCAGGCACAGGTAAAGTATATTATACTGGTCAATGGGCAAAAGATGTTTACGACAATTTTACAGACAAACAAGCAGCTGTTATCTTTTCAAAGGTAAGAAAGTTAGAACCACAATTATCTTTTACTCAAATAAAATTAGAATCATTTAAAGACGAAGACGGTAAAGAATGGGGAGGATATGATTATTATGCCAAAAAACTTTGATTGGGAAAAAACATTAAACAAAACTTGGTACTGGTCTAAAATTATTTTAGCTCTTATCATATTAACTTTATTAAGTTATGGTTATGGTACTTTTCACCCTAACAAACACGCTAAATCTAAAGTAAATCTACAACTTGATTTATTCTATATGTCACAAATCAAAGAAATGGATTTAAGAGAACCAGAATTTACATATATTAATGATGTACAATTTGTTAGAGCTTTACATAAATGTATCAACTATGTAAACTTCTCAACACCAAAAAATAAAAGAGTACCTTATGAAATGATTATAGGCCAAGCTGCTTTAGAAAGTGGTTGGGGTACAAGTAGATTTGCTATGAAAGCAAATAACTTATTTGGTATTAGAACCTTTAGCCAAAAAGTACCACACTTATTACCAATGGGTGTAGAAAAATGGCCAGGTTGGGGTGTTAGATCATTTGCTAGTAAATGTGATAGTGTAAAAGAATATGTTAGATTGTTAAATGAACACCCAGCATATAAAGAGTTTAGGGAAAAAAGAAAACAAACTAATGATCCTTTACTATTAATTAAAACTTTAGATAAGTTTTCTACCACAGCTGACTATGACCAAAGAGTTATTAGAATAATTAACAAAGTAAGAAAGCTGGAAGATACTTTTGCTACAGACAAGACAATCAAATAAATATAACTATGTT